ACTGAACCTGCTTAGAGTAAATAACTGGGGAGAAATTACCATTAGGCAGATTACCGTAACCTGCTGCAGTTTTAAATGCCATTTTCATCTCCATTTTGAAAATAAGACTAATGCACGAAATGTGCTATATTTACTCGTCATCGGCTAATAGTATTTGAGGTTGTACATTTTGATAGCTAATCAAATGTAGGCTCATACAATTAGGTAGGCTTTCAAGTGTAGTGTAATATGTGAGTTGTCCACGTGGAGGGGTCACACTTCTAGTTGATACTAGTTATATGTATAAATAACTATTTGTCAACTATTTTATCTAGCTGAACCAGATAAATCGTATATAAAGTTTCCTGAACGTATCGCTTCCATAATTGTATCTGCATTTTTCTCATATTCATTAGCAGACATCTTCTGTACGTCAGACTCTAAAATCTTATTAGTTGCTCCTTCAGCATCAGGAACAGACCTAGTTTTTTTCGTAGCCACTTCTTTAGCAGCACTTTTATCGTTCTTGCTCTTAGTTGACTTGCTAATTCCTTTATCTGCTTTGTAGAGGTCAATAGCTCTTGATGCTGACCTTGCATCATTATCATTTTCATAAAGTGCATCCTGTACCCATTTTGGCTGTTCCTCTGCCCATTCGTGAAAGTCATCACTTTCTCGTATATCGCTAAAGTCAGGATGTAATTTCATTAACTCTGCTTCAGCTTTCTCTTTCTTAGCTTCAATGGACATCTCATCTATTTTTTGTATTCGTGTCTCTAATGCTACAGCTTGCTCTCTTGCTTTTTTCATAGCAATAGTTTCTACTATTTTTGCTACATCAGGATAATCTTTCGCCCATGCTTCTATATCCTCATCAGACTTAGGAAGTTGCATTTCCTTCTTCGTAGCTTTTTCTAGCTGTTCTTTTAATTCGTTAAGTTGCTTTTGAAACTCTTTCTCTTTTTCTTGAGAGTGTCTTCGTAAATCTCCATAACGCTTTTTAAAAGTTTTTTCTTCAGCGTTCTTCGGTTCTTCCTCATTCTCTGCTTTCTCTTCTGTAACAGATTCTTTAGTTTCACCTGTTGCCTGCTTCTTTAGTTCTTCTAATTCTTGCTCATCTCTTTTGATTCTATCTTCATGAGTAGATGGTTTTGACATAAATGCTTTTTTTTCAGGTGTTGCATCTTCCACCATTACTTGAGCTTGTTCAGCCATAGTTTTCTCCTTGGGGGTTATCGTAGCCAATTATGTTGGGGGATAAGTAGCCTTAGTATAGGTTTTATCGTGAACCTAAACCACGTCTAGGAACTGTTCCTGTAGGTGCACGTAAATTAATCTGTGCCATTAGGTCAGGTCCTAGTATTTTAGCTAGTACACGACCTTCAGGTGTACCCACTAAACCTCTAATAAGGTTCTTCTCTTCTTCTTCTAAAGAGTTAAACCTTTCTCTAATCTGTTGAAAAAATTCTTCCATTATATATTATACCCTTTATTTTATAAATAGTCCAGTAAAAAAGAACGTAATAGTTCTTAAATAGTAATTAAAACCTAACTTCCATCCTCGTTTTATACCACGACCATATGCAACAAAGTCTTTAAACTCTTGATACACACTTTGAGCAGTTCCTGCATTGATGTGTTTCATGCCTGCTGCTCTATAACCTCTTCTAAATGCTTCACCATACCACTTGCCATGATAAGTCTTTTGACACCATAGTTCAGCTTTAGCTTTTTCCATAGCTGTAAAACCACCTGTAGATAATCCGTGTGTAGCTATGACACAATCGTCTGTAGGACCTTCAGGGTCATCACCTACAATACTTTCACCAGCTTTTACATCTTCCCTTGATTTGTCTTGAAAATCTTGGTCACTACTTGTAAAAAATCCACTCTCAAAAGCATCAGATTGAGGGTCACTTACTATACTACCAGTATCTACTGGTCCTCCATCGTCACCACCATCAAAAGAAACTACAGTTGGCTTAGTTGGCGATGATGCTGTTACTGTAGGGTCAGGTCTACCATCACCATCAAAGTCTCCTACAACACCTGTTTTACCTGCAATAATTGTGCCACCACCATCCATACTAAACTGCTTTTCACCTTTAGCATTAGTTGTCCAACTACCTGTAACCACACCTGCAGGTCCTGCACCTGCACCTACGTAGATACCTTGTTTAGGATTTGCATTAGTACCAGCTCCTGCACCAAAATTATTACCACCTACATTAAATCTTTCTTTTTGTACTTTATAGCTATCAGGAGCACCAACACGTTGTAAATTTTGTGCAAGTGTTTTATTTCCTTTTGCTACTTGATATGCTCTATAGTTATCTTGAGCCTTATCATCTAATCCCATATATGCTAAAGCTGATATAGGACCTCCGTACCAACCTGTAGTTCTTGCTACTTTTAAGTCATTGAATGCAGATTTAGCATCAGAATACATTATATTACCATTAGCATCTCTAGCTGCTCCACCTAGTAATGCAGGTGTTTTTTGATTTATATTATATGCTACACCATCTGTTCCGTATAAACCTCTTGTTTGAGAATCTATTTGACCCGGCTTTGTGCCTACACTAAATAGTGTTGATTGGTCAATGGTGCTTAAATCTCCTGCAATATTAGCTAAATTTTCAATAGGTGTTTTAAAAGGACCTCCACCAAACTTTTCTATATATGCTTCTGGACTTATTTCTTTTTCATCTCCTAATATCATAGGAGTTTTTATATTAAATCCAAACTCATTCACGAGCATATCTTGTTTTTCTTTTGTGCTCATTGGTGGAGCACTAAAGGCATCAAATACTTTACCTATAGTAGGTGTTAGTAAAGCTGATAATACATTTGTAATACCTCCCTCGCCTACAGGTCTTTCTGTAGTTCTTATGTCTCTAACACCACCATCATCACCACCATCATCTGTTTGCATAGTTTGTGCTGTTTTAACTGCCTTTGTTGGGTCTTCTTTTTCTTCTTCTACAGGCACATCAGCTTCAGGTATATATCCTGCAGGTATTGGGTATATAGGCTCACCATTTACAAATGGTATATATAACTCTTCATTTGTATCAGGATTTACATATTTTATTGTTTCTGTTTTTTGCTGTTGTCCAAACTCACTACCTATTAATTTACCATAAGTAGTTGCATCTCCTGTTTTTGTTCTTACTCTATAATTAGGTGCAGTAGGCACATCAACTTTAGTTGTATCTGTGGCAGGTAAATTTGTTTGTGTCGTATCTCCTGTAGCAAAGACAGATGGTCTTGATGTTTGTGTAGCAGGTTTAGCTACATTGACACCCTCTACTTTAGGCATTTCTATTTCAGGTACATTTACAGTTGTACCACCTATAGCCATTTTTCTTTTTTCATCTACTAACGGATTAGAGTTCGATTTAAATGGAACACCATCAGGTATTGTAGCTTCGTCTGCATTACCCATCTGACCCATCTGTTCCATTCTTTGTAACCCTTGTTTAGCTTGGTCTCTGAAACCCATAATCTTTTCTAAGCCATGATATCTAACTACGTCTGCAGGTAGTACAAACTCTCCTTCACTTAGCTGTGCAGGTATATCATCTCTTACTTCTTCTTGAGTAGAACCTACAGGAACAGGGTTCTTAGATTTAGGGTCTATTGTACCACCTTGGTCTCTTAATCCACCTAAATCAAACATTTCCATTTGTTTATTCATACTCATTGCTGCACCACCTTTATTAAACGCTTTTATAGTATTATATACTTTGTGAGGTTTTCCTCTTACAGATATCTCACCAACAGGTTCACCTAACTCTATTTTACCTACAACAGTTGGTCTTAGTTTTGGTTCATCTTTTTGATTAGGATATTTTTTTAAATTAACACCCTTTGTAAAATCAGTTTCAAAGGTATAATAATGTTTACCTTTATGTGTTACTGATACTACTGTTCCTATATCTTCCATACCTGATGGAGCTTTTGACCACTTCCATCCTGCTTTTTTTTTAAACAAGTTAACTTTAATCTGAGAATTACCCTTGCCTGTAGTTCCAACACTACCTACATTATCATCAGATACTTTAAAAGATGGCTTTCCATCAGGATTAATTTTTATATTAGCAGAAGATACATTTCTATCCGTTATCACTTCACCTGTTGCAGGGTTTAAATAATCACCACCTTTCGGTGCTTCACCTTTCGGAAACAATTTTTCAGGTTTTGGAAACACAGAAATCATTTGACTTTGTGTGCTTAAATCTAAATTTTCTACCCTAGCTGAATCTTTATCTACTTTACCTATATGTTCAGGAAAAACTAATATTTGTTTTGACCTATCTTTAAAATTGTCAAATATAATAGAGTCATATCCTGCTTCTTTAATCTTTGCTATATTTTCTTTTGCATCTAATCTTTGTTTATTAGTTCTTACTATTAATGGATTTTCTATTCCTGATAAATCAAACTTACCAACTTGTTGTCCTACTGATACAGATTTACCATCTACATCCATACCTTTTAATAAACTGCTAGTTGTAACTGTCTGTCCTGTAGGTCTATATTTATATAAACCCTCACCACCCTTACTTCCTATTATATCTAGTTCATTGATGGCTCGCATATTAGCATACTCAGATGCTACTTTAGGGTCTATTGTAAAATAAAATCCCTCTCCTAAAAATTCATCTTGCTTTCTACCAAAGTCAATGTTAAAAAATGGAGCATCATTATCTCGTGTGGTAGCAGTACCGTGATAGCCTGCCACACTCACTTCATCTTTTTGAGCAGGTATATTTTTCTTTTCTTCGTCAGGTAACTTATCTAAGAGTTCTCTAAGTCTTGACTTTTTTAAGTTTTCTGCGGCTTTTTTTACTGCATCACCTACATTAAAAACACCACTAACTAAACTTCTTTTACTCATTTCTTATCTAGTCCTATTACTTCATCTCTTAGTAGTTTTAATTTACCAAGAGTAGCTATAGCTCCTTGTGACCTGTGTACAGTTATCATATCATTTGATTGTTCTAATATCTTATGATGCTCTGTAATTACTAAATCAATATACTTATTGAATGACTGTAGTAAGGTCAGGTTGCCCACTAGGGGTTTGAGGCTGCTGATTATTTGTCGCTTGTTGCTGTTGTTGTCCATCTTGAGGTGTTCCTGTAAATCCTTGTTCTCCCGGAGTTGGTGCTACTCCTGTGCCAATCGTGCCACCACCTGCTCCTGTAGGGTCAAGTGGGTCTGCACCTGCTGGTGGGGTAGCTTGCTGTGGTTGAGTTCCTTGAAATTGTTTTAATAGTTCTGCTTGGATAGTTGCTTCATCCATATTATTAGTTACCTTGTCAGGGTCTAAGTCCATAGCTTTTGCTATTTCTCTTATAATATAATTAAACTTTGCAAAAGGTGCTAGTACAGGATTAGAAGCAGTCTGTAAAAACTGCATAAGTCTTTGACTACGTACTTCGTTTGCCATGAGACTTTCTGTTCCACGTGCAACAACTTCTAAGTCACCCTTTATTTCAGGGTCATAGTCAAACTGCATATTAAATCTAAATAGACCTTCACCTAAAGGTGTGAGTAAATAGTCATCTACATTCTTAATAACAGTTTTTATACTACCACTTGCAGCGTTCATAAGCATAGATATGCCTGATGCAGTTCTACCTACACCTGTCACACCTGTCTGTCCGTGTGCAAAAGATGGTAAGCCTGTGCTTTCATCTGCTAGTTGTCGTGCTTTGTCAAATAGCTGTAAGTTTTCATTTGATACATTAGGAAACTTTGTACCAAAAATAGCTTGACCCGGAGCACCACCTTGTCTTCTGAATACTTTACCCGGATATACAGACAAGTCCTGCCCCGGAACTAGATTAGTTTCATCTACCTCTATAAGTAAGTTTCCTGATAACACAGCATTATCTACTGCCATTCTCATAAAACCATTCATCAAGGTTTGTGTATCATCCATATTCTCTGCTAAACCAACACCAAAAAAGGAATATGGATTAAGTTCGTAAGGTGCTGCCATGTAAGGTATCTTAGCAGGTTTGAATGGATTAAGAACCATTCTTATTATCTTACCATTACTAATCCATATATTCGCCTGTAATTCATCAAACTCCTTGAGTTCGTCAGGTATCTCTACTCCATTTGACTCAAGCATGTCAACTTCACACATTCCCCAATATTCTAATACTTCAAATCTATATATTCCATAATCAGGAGAATAGTCAGATAAATCATCTTCCCAATACTTTTTATCATAAGACTCACCTGACTCTATAACTTCATCAATTACGTTAGAACGAAAGTATGGTCTTTTCTTTAGAGAACGTAATTGTGACCTTGACATTTTATGTCTTTCAATTACATATTGTGCTTCATCCATATTTGACGCATCAGGGTCAGGAAAAAAGTTCCATACTGATACATGAGATGTTGATGGTATTGTTTTAAATATAGGACTATAATTACCCTCATCATCCCAATTAGGATATTCCTTGTCTGTAGCAAACGGACCTTTCATTACTCCTGTCCCAAATAATGCCATCTCAAAAGCTGTGCTTCTTAATTGCTTACTCGCACCTGATTCTTGTAGTTGGTCCATTATCTTTTTTTCCATTGCCTTTGCAGCAATAGTAGAAGGACTAAGTGTAATAGCAGAAGGTGTTTTACCTACCCCTTCTTCCAAGCCTTCAATTTCTGATAAGTCCTCTTCCAAAGGTCCAAGACCTTGTTGTAAACTTTCAAAAGTAGCTCCTTTAGGTAATTCTTTACCATCACCCATAAAGCCATAAGGTGTTTCCATATTGGCTTCGCTAGTTTGATTACGCAACTGCTCAGGTTCTTTAGGGTCAAAGCTGACATCGCTTGCAACACCATCTGGTAATATCGTTGGCTCAATGCTAATAGGAAACTTGTTGCCTGCAAATAATACATCAACAATTTGTCCGTAAGCTGCGAGAGTTTTTGTTTTGGTAATTTTAATAAATACTCTTGACTTTTCTGCTTCAGTAAATTGAACATCACTTCCGTATAACCCCCTATAGTTTCTATAAGACCTCAACCATCTTTGCTCATCGTTCTCACGATAATCTTCTGCTCGTTGATATCTTTCCATTATGAATGGTATTATTCCACTAACATCCACATCATTTGTGGCAGACTCCTCAGTATCTTCTAAAGCTATTGATTCATCGTCTAATGTTATTTCATCTTTTTCTGCCATGTTTTATCCTTAATATCCAAAAGTAGAATCTGCCATTGGCATACTGCTACTTGGTCTTCCGATTGGGTCGTAGTCAAATATACTAAACCTTGGTCTTGACATTATACCATATCTTAACGCATCATACAAGTGGTCTTCTGCTCTTGTGTCCACATCTTCAGGATTTTTTTTATCTAGTGGTAAAGCAGGTAGCTGTGATATCATATTTGTACAGCTATTAAAAAATACTAATCTAGGTTGTTCTGTAAACTCATCTACCTGTAAACGTCTATGTATTTCATTCTTTCCTGATACACGACTGCCTTTACTTCTATCTGAAGGTCTAAATCGGCATCCCTTCATAATCATCTGTTCAGCAAGAGAGGGACCAGTATCACCACGTTTATGCCAAAGAGAGCTATCCAAAACCCCATACTTAATATTTCCATCGTCAGCTTCTGCATCTAATATCATATCTGCCAAATCTGTGGCAAGTACTTTGCTACAATACAACTCTCTATATATAATAATCTGCTCGTCTGGAGAAACAGCAAACCACAACACACCACTATAAGAACCATAACCGTAATCGCAAGCACGAAATTTAACCCAATTTCTTGGAATTGAAAAAGGCTCAATAACGTGAATATTCCTATCAAACTCAGTAAAAGCAGCACCTTCTTTAATATCCCAATCACCTTCAAGCAACTGTTTGCGTTGGTGTTCAGGTAAGGATAGAAGCATTGCTTCATAGTCACCTTGCTCTGCGAGATAGGGATTGTCTGATAACCTTGCTGGGATAAATCTACGTTTGAATAGAGCTTGTCCTGCTTTACTATGTCCTTTTGGATAGGAAAGAACGTTACCTGACTCAATATCTGTGGCATTAAATTGTTTTCCGTATGGTGCAGGGTCAATAAACATTTTTTTGACCCACTGATGTCCCGGACCTCCGGGGTTAGTTGTTGCTCTCA